CCTGCATCAAGTCCAGCTGCGAATTGATTAAACATTTCCTCAGCATCGTAACCTAAGGTTTTAAAGTACACACTGTATTCGTTAGCAGTATCTATCAGTTCATCCGACTTATTAAGTCCGTTCTGCGCTCCTTGAGCCAAGAGGTTATACGCTTGCTCTGAGGTTACACCAAAGTTTTTCATCATTGTGTCTGATGCCTTGATACTTTGGGTAATATCCTCGCCAAACACATCTCTAAACACAATGGCGTTTTTAGTCGTACTTTCTAACTCAGCGCCCGTAGCCTGCGTTACCTGCCGAACCGTTGCAAGTGCAGCGCCAAGATCGTTGAAATCCTCGCCAAGTCGATCATTATAAAGGGATTCAGCGCTATCCTTCATCGCGAGCATTTCCTCGGCAGTTACGCCAGTTGCTGCTTGTAGTTGAGCCATTGCATCCGACTGATCCACGATGGTTCCTACAATATTTTGCATACCGCTAGAAGCACCTTGAATCAAGGCAAATGCTCCTGTGTACTCACCCACTTGTCGCAGTGTATCACCAAAGCCACCAGCACTGTCCCTCAGATTACGGAGTGAATCATCTGTACGGTCTGCGTCACGCCGCACATCGTCCAAATCTCCGCGTCTAGACATTTCTCTCAATGCACGTTCTAATTCCTCTATATGACGTTCCGCGTTGCCCATGGATTGACGGAACGAGGGATCCATGAGCCCATTTAACCGAAAGGCAATATCATATTCTCTACTTCTTCCTGCCACGTTCTACGTCCCCCTCTTCCGCAATCGATTCACCCGCTCCACAGCTTCCCTGAGTTCTTCAAGAGGTAAGCTCAAATAGTAAGAAACTGGAGTATAGGTGATCATGGCTAAAGAGACAGCAAGGTCTTTTATTACCTCACTGTCTCCACAGCCTACAGCAGCAAAAAATTTCGTGCCCTCAGTGTCAACGCAGTAAAATCCTTCGCCTTGGCTGTGCGAATCAATTCAACGTGCACCCCTGCTGCTTTGGCAACTACATATGCCAGGTATGCTTTATCCATTTCAGGAGCAAGGGATATACCGCCTCTCTGTTCCGCGCGATACTGCCGATCACAAGAGATGATGTCGTTTCCAGATAAATTATCAAAATCGAGCGTGACTTCCTTTGTCTCTTGCCCTTCAAATGTAAAAGGCTTGGCAAAGGTATAAACCTCTGCCGCACCTTGTGTTTCTTCTGACATTATCGTTTCCTCCTCAAATTCCCAAGCGTTTGGGATTATTAATTTACAGTGCCAGATTGGCCCGGGTTTTCGCCAGGTAATCGACACCAAGAACTTTATAGATATAGTTTAGCTTGTCGATTTCCAACACTTCTTCACCATCTATCAGCACCTTGAGGTAGTTGATAGAAAATGCGGTGCTGGAACTCATAGCAGTAGCCGCCTCCAAGCCACCCAATCCGCCGCTGAGAGGACGGCCGCGAACGGTAATTTTAAGTGCAGATTCGGTATATTCGTTCGTGGCTGTATCAAATTGTTGGATGGAAGCTCGTAAATCAAGAGCATGAACCACGGGAGCCAGAAGTTTAAGCGAGGACTTTTCTGTAACATTCCAATTGAGGGTCAACGTCATTGCACTGGTCTGCCCCGGGGAAGGAGCATCAATTTCACCCGCAATCCCAGCACCTTTCGTAGTTTCGGATAAAAACGCAATTTCAGGGAGATCAGCCGTTGCTGTCCCTAAGTATTCTGAAGCATTCAAAAACACGGAGTAGTCAATGACCCGTTCAGATCTTTTCGGCATTTTAGTAACTCCTTTCTACGCGACCAAAGCCGCCAAATAAGTTGTGTCGTATTCTAGCAAGAAATCAATTTCCTGCGCTGGTCCTGGCGGTGTGATATATACATGAAAAGCGATTTTTCCGGACATTAGACTTGTTACAGGATTCTCGGATTCTAAGAATTCCACACGTCCACCTAGTAACGCCCCAGATGCTGTAAGTCCATTCAGCCAAATATTAACGGAATCCGTAACAGCAGCAATCAAACGCTTATTCATAGGATCATCGACCTTCTGCATGTAAGTCAGAATCAAGCTATTTCCAACCCAATTAAACATGCGGCGAATCGGAATGAAACTATCCTTCGGATCCGTCACGCCCGGGAATGCTCCGGTATAGTTACCCCAAGACTTCCAGCCGCTTACTCCAAGATTCAGTGCAGTCATAACGCCTAGGCTGTTTAGATAGCTGGCTTGGTCAATTCCTAGAAAAATGTCTTTTCCGCTAGCTAGTGCCGTTCCGTCTGCTTGAAGTGATTTATTGGATGGCGAAGCAAACGGAATACCGCCATTTGCCGCGTCCGTAGCCGCAATTAGTCCAGCGAGTTGAGTGGAGAAATGAAAGACCTTATCTCCAAGTGTAAGTAGAGGATAGGTTGCAATTTGTAATGAACCAGTATAATTGTTGTCCGACTTCCAGACTCCCGCGTCAGTGTACGGCTGTGCTGGATCAATGTCAGTCAAAGGCATTGCCTTGAAATTACCATTGATATTCCCAGCCTTTGCCTTCATCACTGCTGCCACCGTTGGTTTATGTGACCAGCCCGGAGCCACCAGCAAATCAGGGAGAATACCAAAACGCGGGTAAACCTGATTCACTAATTCAAAGCCGGTATATGCACCTTCCAGCGTTACCCCACCAATAACGTCGTCTTCATCTACGGCTGCAGGGTTTAGCTTGTCATATCCAACTTGAAGCGATGCAATTGCTGCCCCAATAGCGCCGCTGGCCTTAGTTGTAATAACTACATGACCATCATCGTTGAAGGCTGCCGTATAATCCGTGTCCTTGGCGTAGGGTGTCGCGCCGTCGGAGGACTTGACAGTCAAGGTGGGAAGAATTACACCGCTGACAGCTAAAGTAGCTACTCGATTTGAAAGTGGTATAGCAGCCGGAACTACCGTGGTCTTGTGTTTAGCTGGATCAAGTACATTGACTAAGATCATTGGAGCCATGGCATACAACGCAAAATGCGAGTAAATAAGTTCGCATAACGTGTAATCCTTCCAATTATCTGAGTAACCAAGCGCAGCTACTGCCTCCGCATAGGTGTAAACTAGTACGGGGGTATTCGCCGGCACTGCTGCTGATGCCAGGTTGACAGGTGCTGTACCTACTGCAAATGGTATACCGCTAGTCGCTTGCATTGGGGCAAGTACAGATGTGCCTTGTTCTATGATGCTTACACCGTGTTTAAATGCCATTATTATTCACTTCCCCTTTCATTAGGGCTTGATATGCCACATACTCCGCAGTTCCAGTTTGAACAATGCGTCGTTGAGTACTAATCATTTCATTCAGCGGAATAATCAAATCTTTAATCTCTGGTCTTTCAGTAAGTAAGGGTTCTAAATACGCTGGAATACCCTCACGAAATACTGTGGACTGAAGCAAACGTCCGCCCGGTAGGTTTGGACCCAGATAGATAAGGGAGTTTGTTTCCTTTTCTTTCACTGATTCGATTTGTTCTGTGAATACATCTACTACCTCTTTATCTGAAGGGTTTACTGTCAGGGTCGGATCTAAGGTAGATTCCTCCGTGTTCTGTTGAATACCTTCACTCGAAGTTTGAGTTTGTTCTTCTTTTTTTCGTGTCATATATGCTTAACCTCCTGTCTAATTTGTGGAAGTGTCCAAGTCGTTATAGCTTGGCAGATCCATTGCGGTTCTGGCTGATCCTCTAAAAATTGCCACTTCCAATTTGGTTCAATCTGGAACTTTCTATCTATAATCCTCTGCCTCATAAGCAAAATCCGAACCCGCTCCATGAGGTTCAGCACATCAATAAAGCCAGAATCATCTTCTGATTGCGTCCCAAACAACAATTTAACTTGAACTCGACTTTCGTCGTTATCACCGTCACCATCCATAGGGCGAACAATGATAAGAGGGAATACCGGATCATTCCGATTTTCTGCCGTCTTACTTGGCAACGCGCCAAGATGCACCGCTGGAATGGTAGCAGCATCGTCAGCCAGCTCTTTAATCAAAAAATCCTTTATTGCCATCATCAACATAACTGGCGTCATGACGTTCCGCCTCCTAAACGGCGGTTAAGCTCATGCTCAATCCGCTTGTCCATCTCCTCGATGGCTACCTGCTCCAGGTGCTCGGTAATCTCCGGATTATTGAGCATGACTGGTACTGCTGGACCGTATAGTTCTTCCACAGGAAGCCTACGGCGTGCACTTCGTCGGAAAACACCAACATGCCCACTACTCATTCGAGCGAGAAACGCACCATCCACTTTCTTGTTACCTCCTGCACGCTTAACAGCCGCCTTTAGTGCACGCGGACGTTTGCCGGATGGTGACTTGGGGTTTGTACGGAACTGCAGCAAGGGTATACTCCCACCCTTCCAGCGAAGCTCACTGGATAGATTGCTGACGCTTCCCCGCTTGAGCACCACTTGATCTGTAACCGCCTTGGATTTCACGATATACGTTTCCTTTGCCTTACGACCAGATTCAGTTTTCAAACGTTGAGAGGTTCGGTTGAGCGCTGAGTAAAATGACTTACGTACATCCGTATCCAGCGACCCAATACGCCTTAGTGCGTCCCTAATCCCCCTTGCTTCACCGCGGACATCAATCATGTGACATTCGCCTCCAAAGAGATCGTAAGCATTCCCATATCGTCACCTACGCGGTCCACGCGATACCGCTGGTCCTTAATAACCATCCACTCGTTAGGCTCTGGGACGTACCCTAATTCCGCCTCACTCACATATAGCACATGTGTAACCAAAGATACCCCCTCGGCATAGGCCAGGGGGTGATCGCTGTCGATGGCTTGATCAAGCACAGCAGTAACTTCTTTTTTGTCGATTACAAATTTGTCTGCAAATTCTTCATCGTTAAGGAACACGCCAATATCTTGAGAAACGAAATCTTTGAAGCTAACCACGTTTAGACCCACGCTGTGATTTTGAGTCTTCAGACAAAGTATCTACTTCGTCCTCCGATTTTTCTTCCTCGCGCTCTTCCAGATGCCCCATTTCTTGTAGCTGCTGAGTGAGTTCTAAAGGTAAACGTCCCCTAACATCTTCACCTACCTCAAACAATCTGCCCCCATAGTTTAGTGGTTCCTTTAAAATCAACACTATTCTCCACCCCCTGGAGCTACGCCAGCATTTTTAAACAAACCTCGGGAATCCAGTAGCGTTACACCGTAATCAAAATAGATACGGAAATCCATACCCAACCGATCAAAAGGAATGTCTGTTTCTAGGGTCGGTTCCTCTTGACCACGTAGATAAGTTACCTCCACAGTATCCGCAATGTTCGCATCAGCAGCTAGATACCAGGCGGTAGAAGAGTATTGATCCAGCTCCGCATCAACAATCACCTCATACGAATTCCGGAATACGTTAACCACACCGCTATGAGCTCCTGCCGGATCAGCTTCAGAACGCAAGTATTGTACGGCTGCAGTCTCCAACTCTGCTGGAGAAAGTAAATACTTTGGAGCGATATTGAGTGTAGAAATGCCCCGCTGATCCTTCTGTGTACGCATTTTTCTGCGGGCTTCACTCATAGAGACAGTATTAATCACGCTTGCCGTCCCCAAGTTATTATGATCTGCATGGAATAGGTTCTTGTTATCAAAAATCAGTGGATTGGATGCCAATAGCTGATAAACAAGTTTGTTTACACCACGCTTAGCCGCAATTACGTAAGCAGCAGGCACCCGGGACAACATGCTCAAATCATCATTAATAAACGCTTCTCGGGTAAAGCCCCACCGTTTGGAGTATGTCAGCACTGCTTTTGTGACCTTTTCGTCTTTCATCGCTGTATCATAAGGGATAACTCCATTTTGCGATGTCAGCTCTAAGTTCCCAGCTTCGGAAATGCGGTAATGTTCTGCTGCCTTGAAATCGGAGTTGCTACCCTTCCCGGTCCAATACTGGAATGTGGTTGGGGCTTCTTGGTACGACTGAGACAGCGTTTTATTGGCGGCATTGGAGATAATGCCTTGGAAAGTAGTATCTGGGCTCAGCGCACGCTTCAGCAGTTCTTCATCACGCAGCAGATGTGCTCCAGATTCACCAGCACGAATCAAGCATTCGACGGCCAGGTCACGCAAGCGCAAACCACGTAGCTCCATTGCCCCCGCTGCTGGTTTTGAAACTGTACGCGCCGCCCGCAACAGCAATGCATCCGTTGCGGCTGCTCGAAACTTGTCCTGATCTTCCGCTCCTACCTGAATGGCTGACCGTTGTGGCGCTTTGTCCGCGATCTGTTTCTGAAGAATCGCATCCTTCACTTTGTCCACGGTGCTACCGTCTTCAATATATGGTGTTGCGTCCATACCGAAGTTACGGCAAAGAGAATTAATTTCTGTGACCCGGGCTCGTTCTGCTGTCGCCCCTTGTTGTGCAGATACTGCTGGATCAATTCCAGGTGGTGCAGCTGCTCGTTGTCCCTCTCCTTCTGGTGGTGTAGGCGTTCCAGCGCCGCCGCCAATTCCTGCTCCCGCATCTGGTGCATACATTAATCCCTGTGCGGCCAAAGCCAGCATTTTAAGTCCCTTCATTCCTTCATCCTCGCTCTCATTTTGGTTATAACTACGCCCAACACCAACGAATGGATCTGCCGGAGTTGGTTCAATACTGATTTCAAATGGTTGCCACTTAAGTGCCACGTAAGCAGGCCCAGCATGGCGGCCATTGGCAGACACTTTTCCGGCTTTAACTTCCTCCCATGAAGACACTTCGTACCCTACAGATACTCCCTTGATGATTCCTTTTTTCACCTTCTGGAATACCTTGTCACTGTCCTCATCATCATCAAACTGGACTAATGCCCTTGCCTTACGTTCGTTGTCGTCCACCCATACCTTTTGAATAACTCCAATCGGCATATTACCGTATCTGGAATTTCGACCATGTGCAAATAACAAAACCCCGACGTCGGTTAACCTCTGTAGGTCAATCGCTCCGGGGTCATGGCTTAGAATCTCACTACCGAAATAGCGTTCATATGGTGCTTCCGACGAAAACGAAAGCTCAGCAGTACGTTCCACTTCATTAATGCTATCTTTACTGAAGGTCAGCGTACGTGATAACTGATTCTCCGGCAGCCCCGCAGCTCTATGCAGCGTCGTCGGAAGACTCTTCCTCATCGTCCGGGCTTTCTTTCTCATTGGGTTGTTCCTCCTTTCCTGACCGTTCTCCGATCAATTCGTTTATTAGGTTAATCTCGGCGGCGCGTTGTACGACTACATCACGCCAATCCTCGCCACGCTCCGCACAAATACGGGCAAGCGTGTCCTGATTAGAGTCAAGCGCCGTCTTATTGGCGTCCGCTTCCTTTTTCGGATCAATCCAGGTACTGCCGGGCGGTACCCACACATGAGCTGTGTAACCGCTGCGATCTTGCGAATATCCAGGCAGTTCAAGCTTTCCCTTTAAATACATGGATTCTAAAAACTCCAAGTACACTGGACGTAGAACGCGTTCGATGATCATCTTCTGTAGCTTTTTATACAACTTACGATCCTCAATCAATCCTTGACGGGCTGAAGAGTAATTCACTTGAGATAGATCACGGGATACAGCCTCATAGCTAAGGCCTAGACCAGCAGCAATCATGCGAACTAAAGTCGTAATAAATTCCTTGGTGTTGGATGCTTGCCCTGCTGGAATAACCGTTTGAACCTCGTCACCAGGATTAAGTTCACCGATCATACCAGGGGCCAGAGACACACCACTATAATCAATTTGGGTGTTCTCACCGCCACCACGAACACCACGCCCCACACCACCTTGAGGAATATCCTTTTTGATAAACACTGCCATACAAGCCAAGACCCGCTCCTTGATGCTCACAGCTTCAATAAATTGATTAGCATCTTTGATACGTGGCAACGCTGTAACCAACTGCGAGACTTCCCGGACCTGCTGTGGGCTCGTCTTTTTAAACAGGTATATAACGTCTTTGGCAGGAATTCGGACAGTTTCGGCTGGATTTAACAAATATCCATCTGTTGTCTTTTTGAAATGATACGCTACTGGTCGATTATACTCGTCCAGCTCAACTCCCTCTACGATCCGCGTTCCCTCACCAGGCTGAACCAAAGTATTCAGTTCATCCACTGAACGCACCTGTAATTTGAACGGGAATTCACTATTAGGTACATATACTTTAACAATGAGTATTCCACCATCCACAATGTAACGCCGAATAATCATTTCTGTGATCTCTTCTAGCGATTGGGTCGTTGTAATATCAATGTTTTCGGCTTTACAATACTCTTTCCAAAGAGTCTCGATTCGCTGATTCATCTCACCCGCCTGATTGCCAGGAGTATCATGAGAAATTTTAGCTTGTAACATTATTCCTGTACCCGCCACATTACGATCGAACGCCTGCAAAATCCCGGCCGTTATATCACTATTGTGTTCCAAGTCCTGCGCCCGAGCACGAATCAAGGTTCTCTCTGCCTGCTTGCGCTGCTCATTTGGAGCAGAGGAGGGATTCCACCCTTGATTTAGCCTGCCCCTACTACCAGCATCAAAGACGCCCATACCATTACGCCAGGCTAAACGCTTGTATGCCCATCGCGGACTGACTGCTGCAATTGATTTATCTAACCAGTTCAGTTTTTTCACCTCCCTTCGAAATAGGCAAGCCGAAACATGCCGCCGCCGTCTTCAATGGACCTGATTTCCTGTTCCAATCGGTTACGCTCCTCGTACAATTTCCCTAGGTCTGGCCGCTTAATACTACGACTGCCAATACGATATTCTTGAGCGCCGCCCAAGATTGCACTAATTGCCTTTTCCACTTCAACTAATTGTTCTCGATACCGTGCTAAACGTTCTTCCGGTGTCATAACCACGAGTCACCTCCTTGCAACCAAGATTTTTTATTCTCTACTGGTTTATCTTCTGGTGGCTTCGGTGGCTCTACTGGTTGTTCATATCGCATGTAACGAATGCCCAAGCAATCAGCCGCAAAAGCAGCATATACCTCGCAGTCGAGATAATGGTTATCTGCGTGGGCTGTTTTGGGTCGCCACACTTCAACTTCACGGCCACGCTGCCGTTCTTTAACCTTCTGTTCTGCCGTTACCTGCTCCGCATATTCTTCGTCACACCCTTCATAGACAAACCATCCGCCAGATTCTTCAGGTTTACGGGCTAGACGACCCGCAATGAAATCTTTAAAGTACGCACCGTCCACCATGTACAACGAAATACCAAAAAGACCGCGTTCTTCGCGATCTATCTTGGTCAGACGGTATTTAGCAGGCAAAGGCGTATTAGAACCCTTTATCGCTACAGCCCATTCTGCATTCTTTGCACAAAAATTGTACGTATCATCCGCATTGTAACCGGAATCCACTGCACACAGATTAACAAAGAACTCTGTTCCATCCCGAGAACAATACGATATGTTCATTACGTCCTCAATTTGTGGCCAGGTTTCCACAACGCCATGTCGAATATTATGGCTAGTCATTCCTTCGCCCCAAGCGCGTATCGTGTAGTACATCCGGTCTTTTTGAACGTCAACACCTGCCGTTAACAGAATTGTTTTGTCCGGCACTACACCCTCTTCATAACTACTTGATTTTTCAAGCACTTTATCACTGTTCATCTTGACCTGTGTATTTTCCCATGGTTCAGCTAACCAGGAATTAATAAAATTCATCAACTCTTCCGGTCCTGCCCGCTTGGATGTCAGAAATTCAACAGCTGCATCACCGAAACGAACCCAAGGGCTATACAAGGCATTGAGCCAGAAGCCAGTTTTCCGCTTCCTCCCCGTCGATCCGTCCGGCGCTCTCCACTCTCCAGCGCGAAGCATGGCTGGCTTGTGTGCATCTCTGATTGATGCATGACAATGTTCGCACTCATAATAAGCCGTCGAACGTATTGTCTCTAGGTCTAGGTCAGAATCAAACTTGACGGAACCAGAGCTACCAGCGAATTTCAGCGTTTGATACTGTCCGCAATGCGGGCAAGGTACAAAATACTGAAGCTTGATATCAGCTCCTTCCCACGCTCTCCAAATCGGCCCGCTTCGCACCGTAGGCGTGGACGTTTGCATGATCTTCTTATTGTGCGGAAAGGTCTTTGTCCGCTCCCTAGCCAGCGCCCGAGGATCGGCCTCTTTTCCAGCCGTTCGAGGGTATTTGTCCACTTCATCCATGAACAAGTAACGCGCTGGACGACTGGAAAGGGATGCCGGGCTGTTTGCTCCAGCAATAACGGCATACATCCCATCGAATTGCAGTTCTAAATCCTTGCTTCGGTTAGCGTGGTATCGGCTGCGCAGCGCCGGACTTAGCTCAATCATGGGTTGTAGCCGATTTTCTGATGTAAATTGAGCCAGCGTATCTATAGGATAAACAACTAAAGCCGGGTTTGGGTCCTGAGCAATGACGAAACCCAGCATGTTATTTAAACATTCCGTACCACCCACCTGTGTCGGCTTGAGGAATATGATTTCTTCCACACGAGGATCGGTGAAGGAATCCATTATCCCACGTAGATACGGCGTCCGGTCGGTGGACCATTGCCCTGGCTCTGCTGATGTTTTGCTGTCCAACATACGGTATTTATCTGCCCATTCGGAAACCGTAAGCTTTTCAGGCGGACGCAAAACGTTTAAGGCCTCAATGAGCCAGTCTGCCCACTTACTTCCTGCCTTTTTTGGCATGGTACACACCCCTGACGGACATTTGCAGCAAGACTGCATTTGTCTTGTCACTGATGCTTTGTTCGATTTCTCGGACAAGCTCAGGGGAAACGTACGGCGCTACCTCCATCGCAACGGATCGACTATACCCGGTCATAGACCGTTTAAGTGATGTAAAAAAACGTTGCAGTTCACTGACTACCTCGTCCCGCCGAATGTATTCCCCTTTGGATACAGCATTTCTCAAAGCTGCTGCATCTGCTTGCTGCTCTTTCAATCGTGCTTCATGGCGCAGCTTCTTGGCGGCATCTGTGATCGGACCATTTTCCTCGTCCTCCTCTTCTGCTCCTAGCCGATAGTCCATAACCCAATCAAAACAGTCTTTTAGTGGATACCAGCCGTTCATAGCTTTGGGCATTCCGAGCTTCACCCACTGTGCAAGTGTGTTCCGGTGGACACCGAATAACTCGGCAGTGTATGAAGCGTTGATACATAAGGTTTCTTCGATCATTTTCGTGTAGGATTCCAAGCCTAAAACACCCCCTCAAAATGCACAGTGCACAGTGATTTTTTTGCATCAGAAATAGCCAGGAATCGGGCTCACACGCACCCGCAACCCACCCCCGTCCCAGGAAGGACCCAAATCTCTAAAAAAGTT